TCTGTTAAAAAATTTAATAGATTCTGAGCCAAACTTAGCATGTCTAGCTATTTGTCTCTGCTGGGCAGCTCTACGAGCTCCAGCATTAGGATCAGGTGCGCACACGGCAAAATTCTATAAAGGACAATTGGTTTGGGCCGTGAAAAATTTTTCGCAAAAATTTAAAGCCCAAAAATCTGAGTAGTTTTAAATGAACTCTATTACGTTCATCGACTATATTCCATAATAAAGGTTCAGTTCTACTCTCAACGAACCGCTTTGCTTCTCTAGCAAATGTTATTGGGTACTCATGGATTGCGGGTGTGCAGACCATCCATATAATACCATCTTTACCAACTCCAGCCATACCAGCAGTCTTGCCGTTAGGCACCGTGAAATACACGGAGGAGCAATTGTGAGCTGCATAAAGTAACTCTTCAGTAGGATCTACCCCATGACCCTCTACGATCTCTCTGAGGTCATCTGGACGTAGATTAGAGGCCACCTCAATGGCAGCCTCATCTGTTATTTGGTGGATAAATTTAGACACGACGATAATATTTAGGTGAGTAATCTCCTTCCCAACTCATTGATCGTAGTGTAGCAGGTGAAGGGTGTGTGGATTTTAATGTTATATCTACATTTCTATTATTTTCATATACTGGTACTGATTGTATATGTTCATCTAAATATGGAGCATCTGAGGCATCATATTCATCTAATATTGTAGACTCATATACTTCGGTATAATCAGTTTTCCCTACTCTACTAAGTGTAGTTTCATATAGACCAACTTTACCAAAATTTAATTTTAATCTATGTACGGTAAGAGCTGAATTAATATCGGCATCTATCCGTTGTTGCTGACCACTACCACTTTGTTTAGTTACATATATACGTGGAAAATCTATCTGGTAATCATATAGATACCCTATATTAACTGTAACACCAGACCAATCTCCTGGTACTGTGAAGTCATCACCATTAATAACTGTGCATTCAGCATATCTACCTTCTCTAGCTGTATTTGAATCTGTATCAACTACTACCAAAGTACCGTTAGGTGTGGTTACATCATCTATCCAATCAGATTGATTAGTAAAGGTAGTTAGATTAGTAGTAGAACTATAGGAACCACTACCAACTGTAGTCCAATTATCTAAATGTATTTGATAATTAACACTATCTTGGTCAATACTTAAATCTGAATCTGCTTGTACTAGTTGTATAGTTTGTAAGAAATTATCACTATCTAAATAGTAGTATGTATCGTTTACAATAAAGTGATATCTTAGTGGGTTATTTAATTTCCATTTAAACCAAGAAGTTAAACCTCTTTGATCAGCTAATTGGAATACCCTCCAACCTGTAATTACATCCTCACCAGTTTTACCAAATAATACCATTCCATTTTCTCTGGAATGTGTAAGCATATCTATATCTTTAGGTAGTAATGTAGGTACAATTTTACTTGTTTCCGCAGCATCTGGCTCACCTTCTCTAGTTATATTAACAAGTTCATTGAATCTACTATATTTACCAGAACTATCTACAAATCCTACAGTGGTACCTAATGATATAGGAGGTATTTTTTCATTATAATTAAATATAGAAAGTTTCTTCAGTTTAGCTGTATCAGGATTCATGATCTCAGCATCAGAAACTAATACAAATTGTTGGTTTGTACTGAATACAACAAGACCTACATTTAACTCTACACCATCAAATAATTCTGAAGGGTATGTAGATGAACAAGCTATATCTATTGGGTCGATAGCACTAACTGCTAATGCTGTCCAAGACCAGAAAGCTGGTACAGCTAATTCACCAGGTCTAGAAGTTATAACATTTTCTCCAGATAAGAAGCAAAGTCTATTTCGGAAGAATAATATTTTATTAATTTTCTGTCCTACAAATGTGGGTACTGGATTAGTTACTTCATCCCCTACGATCCTATCAGTATATGTACCTGCTTTAACTAAGAAATCTCCATCAGCTTGCCTCTGTAATATATGAGGCATAGTAGATGTATCAAAAGCCAAAGGTATACCTGGTTTTGCACATTCTATCCAAGATCCAGATCCATCTAAACTATTAGCACTACTAAATTTTACATAGTAATCATCTTCATCTGCTGATCTAGTATTTTGTATTCTAACTATATACCCTAACTTACATTGTAATGGTAATTTAGTAACATCATTAGCCGTATCTTGCATGACTCTCATCAAGTCTTGATCTACAACTTCAATATTAAATGCAGAGCTGGATGTAAGATACATACCATTACCTATAACTGTTGAAGTAATACCAGTACCAGTGAATGCATCTTGTATACCACCTAATATAGTATCAGTTGTAACAGCTGTATCAGAGTCAAATGGTGTAGGAGTTGGTCTTATTATACCATTTACACCACCATTTATAGTACCTTTTACTTCTATTGTTTCTACTTCTACTACTTTTACTGTATAATTATAACTAGTTTTAGCTTGATCTAAGGTAACAGTTACTGTATCTCCTACAGCCCAATTTTCCCCACCATGTAATAGTTGTACTTCTCTATTATATGAACATTGGTAATCAGCAGCAGAAGTACCTCCACCTGTTTTACCTTGTTGACCTAATGTAGTAAGTCTAAATATTAAGTTAGTTTTATTAGAAGCTGTATTTAATGTACCACCTGCTGCATTTTGAGCAGTTACAACTGGTGCTGTATATGAATCAAGTGATGTTACACTGAATACTTGAGTACCTACACCAGGACAATCTCCTGTACTGTTGCCTTCATTAAGGGTATCGCTATCTATTCTTAATCTTGTTGCTCTAGTTAAAGCTGTTGTAGTGCTAGAACTATAAGCATTTAATCCATACTGCCTACCGTTTTCTGTTCTAAGTAATTCTATATAAGCATAATGTGTATCTGTAGCAGCTGGTGTTGTACCAGTAGTAGCTACAGTTTTTGTTCTATTGTTTAAAAATGTTGTATCATTAATAGTAAGAGCTTGGATGTCTTCTGTGTTTGTTGCACTGCTAGGTGTAAGGTAAGAAGTTATAGATGTATGATTGGAATTACTACCATCATATGCACTATTATCTGTATGATACCATACGTTCTTTTCTGAACCATCTTCACAACTCCACATTCTTACCTTACCATCAGAAGCTATTTGTCCTATATAAGACCCTTCTGATTCATCTCTATAATAGTGGAACCAAGACCCATTAGTTTGTACATTAGCTAGTGGGGTAGTACCTACTCTCTTACTTCCTGGCCTTTTATATAGACCAAAGGTAACGTCTGGTATAGCATTAACAACATTCTTTACTTGTCCGGGGAATTTATTCTGATCTGGCTGTTCAGATATACCTCCGTTATAATTTGGTATTGTTTGTGTTATACTTGGCATTATCTTCTAAGGTTTCTCCATGGTTGGTAAGTAGTATATGATGAATCCTCTGGGAATCCAAACATACTATGATTACCTTGGTTACATTCATACTCTAATAAAGCAGCTCTAGATAAAGCTTCTTGTTGTGATAATAATTGTACTAATTGTGGGTTAGCAACTAATTGTGTAGCAGCTACTCTACCTGCTCTATATGTTATATACCTCTGGAATGGTGTAGGTAAATCTTCAAATGAAATTAATCTAGTTATATCTAAATCTATAGAAGTATGATCTGACCAATCATCTGTGTGATCAAATTTATCGTATAAATATCCTCCTCTCTTTACTACATCATATCGTCTTTTCACCCATCCTTCTGATACATCCATTTTCAAAACATCATTACCTACTACTATCTTACCTGTAACTGAATCAGGAGTATAAGTTACATGCTTTTCTGTGTTAAAGTGCCAACCTTCTGATTGTACGTCAACATTAGCATCTCTTAATAGGTTATAAATTAATGATATTTCTGGGTTATCGAATACTAAAGAAGTTACTGGTGACTGACCAATAGCTCCCAGTATAGAATTAACTGCGGATAGTTCGGTATCGGTATCAACTGTTGTGGAAGCCATAAAATAAAAAAAGAGGGAGCCCGAAGACTCCCCATATGTTGGTTAAAAATATAAGCTTAGGTGAAGCTTGCGTTAGAAACAGCAGTGTTGTTCCAGTTAGAGGATACGTCGATTCCAGCTACGAGCTCAACAGCAGCAGCAGGATTTAAGAAATCTGCTCCCATTGCGAGACGTCCGAGAATAACATCTCCTTGGTAAACCACTGATACATCTCCAGAAGTTACCTGAACCTGTGGTCCGATAGCTTCTACAACACCTGCAGCTTCCTTCTGGAAGATAAGTCCACAGGAACCTCCAAACTTAGCAGCAGTACCGTAGTTATTAACGGTCTTCTGTCCAGAAGGAGTAGTAGATGCATCTTGG